TGTCATATTATGCGGGTAGAAATAGTGTCTTTATTGACAGTTATGGTAAACCATTATTCTTAGATAGTGAAAATTTTGTATATGATGGTTCATCATTAGTATTCACAGTTGCAAATAAGATTGATAGTGTTATCAACGTTAATATAAACGGTCTTATAGATGAGGAGGGTGATGGATTTGCAATTTCAGGAGATAAGGAGATAACGTTGTTATCGGCACCTCTTGTAGGGTCAAATATTGGTGTTACCTATATTCACTAAGATTCCCCATATATGTCTTTTTTCTTAGGTTTACAATAGTCTTCAATCCACTTTTCTAAAACTTTGTAAATTTTTAACCCATTTTTATCACAATGGGTTTTTAACATTTCGTGGTGTTTCTCACTAATTTTTACGTTTTTACTCTTGTTTTCCATAGTAAAGATAAATATATATCTAAAAAAATAATTAACTATCTTTTTTAAGAAAAGTACCGAAATCTTTGCTAAAAACAAAGATATTTATTGAATAAGTAATAAAATAATTTAACCAAACAACAATCGATGGCAAATTCAAACAAAGTATTCGTTTCTCCGGGTGTCTACACATCAGAGAAAGACTTAACATTTGTTGCACAAAGTGTCGGAGTAACAACATTAGGTTTAGCAGGTGAAACTTTAAAAGGTCCAGCTTTCGAACCCGTATTGATTACAGATTTTGATGAATTCAAAACTTACTTTGGTACTACCTCACCTGAAAAATATGGTAACGGTAACCCAAAGTATGAATTGGCATATGTGGCAAAGGCGTATTTACAAGAATCGAACCAATTATTCGTAACAAGAGTACTTGGTTTAACAGGTTTCAAACCTAATAAAACATTCGGTATCAAAACAATCGCAGGTATTTCTTGGGATTCTACCGAAACCCCTGTTTCAACTTCAGGTACATTGGTGCCAACGGTAACAGGAATTACAGGAAGTACATTTTACGGAGCGTTATCAGGTAAAACTGCATCAACAGGTGACAGTGTAACTGATTTCATTCTTGATGGGGTAACATATTCAGATAACGATTGGTTCACAATCGGTGTGGTTCCTGAAGCGGCAACCGCAGCTGAAACTGGAACACAGTTAGACAGTCCATTAGGTGAGTATACAAATCAGAATTGGTACAACAATTTCTACACTACAAGTGGTGGAAACGTTAATGGATTATATTCATATTTGTTCCACTATTCAGGAGCAAGTTCAACTTTCGTAGTTACAAGATACAATTACACAGGTACAACAAGTAATGATTATGGTGATATCACTGTAGCAGCATTAAGACCAAGAGGTGGTTATACATTAGAATCTTTAGGTTTAGAAGTAACTTCAAACTCCGCATTTGTAATTAGTTCTGACACGTTAACTACTAATCCATTAGGAGAATTTACAATTAATGTAACAGGTTCTACAAGTGGTGCAAAAGAGTTTACTTGTTCTTTAGATACTACATCATCAAAATACATCACCAAAGTAATTGGTTTAGATGTATTTGACAAAAAACGTGATGAAATTCCTGTTTATGTACACGAAGTTTATCCAACTTTAATTAAAACATTATATGAACAAGGTTTAATTCTTGGTCTAAGTTTAGATGAAGTTTATCATACAGTTGGTAACGATTTCGTTGGTGAGTGGGATACTCCAGCTTCACCAATGGTAGTTTCTGAAGTACGAGGTGGTAAAGTTTCTGACCTTTTCCAAGTGTTTACAGTTTCTGACGGTAACGCCGCAAACTACCAAGTAAAAATCACTCTTCTTAATATCGACTTAGATACCGGTGAGTTTGACATACTTGTTCGTGACTTTAATGATAGTGATGACAATATGGTTGTTTTGGAGAAATTTACAAGATGTACTATGGATTCATCATTACCAGGTTATGTTGGAAGAAAAGTAGGTACTCAAGACGGTGAATACGAATTACGTTCAAAATATATTATGTTAGTTATGGCTGACGAACATCCTGAAGATGCAATTCCTGCAGGTTTCAAAGGATTCGTTGCTGACAACTTAGCATCTTCAACATCTGTGTTAGGTGCCGTAAAATATAAAACACAATTCTTTGAAGCGGGTGACGAAACAGGTTCTTTCTCATTAACAGGTGAACCAACATTATCAGCTCAAGGTGATAAACCAAAGAAAGTTTCTTTAGGTCTTTCATCTCAAATTGGATTTGATAGTGATTTATTAAAATATAAAGGTGTTGCACCTGACGCGGTAACCGTAGGTTTCCACTTGTCAACAAATGCATCTGCAATCACAGGTAATACTATTACAGGTAAAGCTTTCGATTGTACACCTTACGACTTAGAAGGTTCTAATAAAGGAAAATTAGACACTATATCATTCCGTAAATTCACACTTGCGGTATGTGGTGGATTTGATGGTTGGGATATCTACAGAAGTAGTAGAACAAATGGTGATGGATATGTTTTTGGTAAAAGAACTTATGTATCAGGACACACAACTAACAGTGGTGTATTCAGTACAACAGTAGGTAACTCTGATTACTATGCATACTTAAAGGGTATTGAAACTTATTCAAACCCTGAAGCTGTGGATATTAACATATTTGCAACACCGGGTATTAACTTTGATGACCACAATTCATTAGTAACTCAAACAATTGATATTATTGAGAATGATAGAGCGGATTCACTTTACATCATTAACTCACCAAACATATCGACTGCTGATGAGATTACTGAAGTATTAGACGGGGCTAATTTGGATAGTAACTATTCTGCAACATATTGGCCTTGGATTCAAGTTAGAGATAACGATAACTCAACTCAATTATACTTACCACCAACAGGTGAAGTTGTAAGAAACATCGCGTTGACAGATAACGTATCTTATCCTTGGTTCGCGGTAGCAGGTTATTCAAGAGGTTTGGTTAATTCAATCAAAGCATTTAAAAAGTTAACTCTTGACGAAAGAGATTCACTTTACAAGGCAAGAATCAACCCAATCGCAACATTCTCTGATACAGGTACTATTATTTGGGGTAACAAAACGTTACAAGTGAGAGAATCAGCACTTGATAGAATCAACGTAAGAAGATTGTTATTAAGAGCAAGAAAATTAATTTCTGCAGTTGCTGTTAGATTATTGTTTGAACAAAACGATGAACAAGTAAGACAAGAATTCTTGAGATTGGTTAACCCAATTCTTGAATCAATAAAGAAAGAAAGAGGTCTTTACGACTTCCGTGTAACAGTATCTAGTGACCCTGAGGACATCGATGCTAACACATTGAGAGGTAAGATTTACATCAAACCAACTCGTTCTCTTGAATTTATTGATGTAGAATTCATCATTACTCCAACAGGAGCATCATTTGAGAATATCTAATCTAAAAGGAGATAAAATAAAGAAGGGGTTCCGAAAGGACCCCTTTTTTTATATGGACACCATTATGGTGGAATTGAAAACGTTCCACGGGGAACCAAATTTTATAAAACTAATATTTTTATAATTTACCCAGTATTCTGGAACCAGATATACTAGTATTTATTATATATTATTAATTAATCTAGTTATTATTCTGGTGTATTCTATTGTTATACTGGAGCCTAGAGAAAAAATAAAGAAAAAAAATGAGAAAATCAAGCTTCTCACAATAAATAAACGAAAAAAAACTATTTTCCAAATAGCACATATTTATAGGAAAGTAATAATTTAAAACTTAACAAATAGACAATGGCAGATTTATTAATGAAAATGCCGGTTCCTTACGAACCGAAAAGACAGAACCGATTTATCCTAAGATTCCCATCTTCATTGGGTATCAACGAATGGTACGTAACATCGGCTTCAAGACCTAAAGCAACTATCGCTGAAACAGAAATTCCTTTTTTGAATACTTCAACATATGTTGCGGGTAGATTTAAGTGGGAATCAATTTCAGTTAAATTTAAAGACCCAATTGGTCCATCAGCTGCACAAGCATTAATGGAGTGGTTCCGTTTACACGCAGAATCTGTAACAGGTCGTATGGGATATGCTGCTGGATATAAAAAAGATATTGAACTTGAAATGTTAGACCCAACAGGTGTTGTGGTTGAAAAATGGATTCTTCAAGGTACATTCTTATCAGGTTTGGATTTTGGTACATTGGATTATAGCCAAGATGCGTTAGCTGATATCAGTGCAACATTGAGAATGGATAGATGTATCCTTGTATACTAATATTTTAATAAACATAAAATCTGTCTTAAAGGTCCTCAAAAGGGACCTTTATTTTTTTCATATAAACTTTACTTTTTTATACTTATAGTATAAATTTAAGGTATGGAAGAATTTAAAGTTGACCCCACGATTGCGTACGACGTTGTTGAGTTACCTAGTAGAGGTATTCACTATTCAACAAAGAAAAAATCATTAAGAATTGCATATCTAACTGCAGCCGATGAAAATATTTTAGCATCACCAAATTTAGTACAATCTAATGGTGTTGTTAATGAACTACTAAAAAGAAAAGTCTTAGATAAAGACATCTCAACTGATGATTTAGTTGAAGAAGATAGACAAGCCATTCTTTTGTTTTTAAGAAACACGGCGTTTGGTTCTGACTATAAGATGGTAGTAACTGACCCTAAAACGGGAGAAAGATTTAGTCACATCGCTGATTTATCACAAGTTAAACTAAGAGACTTTAAATTAGAGGAAGATAGTAATGGTGAGTTTAAGTTTTATTTAGAAAAAAGTAAAACAGATATTACATTTAAGTTCTTAACTCAAAAACAACAAGAGGATATTGATAAAATTAAAGATAGTTGGAATGGTTTAGGAGTTGCACCGATTATAACAAGACAATTAGAAATGATGATTAAGTCTGTTGGTGGAATTAAAGACCAATTACAAATTAGAAATTTTATTGAGAGAATGCCAATCAAAGATTCTCAAGATTTCCGTAAATACATTTTAGAAAATAAACCAAGTTTAGATTTAGTACAACATATTACAACCCCGTCAGGAGAGACAGTCGAAGTTGAAATCGGCTTCGGGGTGGAGTTTTTTCGCCCTTTCTACGGATTATAAGAAAGGACAATTAGACGAGATTCTATTTTTAGTTAAACGAGGGTTTTCTTACTCTGATTTAATCTCAATGCCGGTTTATGTTCGAAGATATTATATTAATTACATCCTCGAAATGGAATCTAGTAATTAATCTATTTATATAGAAAGATTTATACATAAATGGCTAGTGTAACCGCAAAAGATTTAAACAATTTACTTAATAGGTACAAAGGAGACAGAAGTGGTTTCATTAAGGCGTATAGAGCCATTGATGATACTGCATCTGAATCTGATATTGGTCGATTATATGATACCTCAAATCCCAAATCCACAGATACTACAACCCCTACAGGTTCAGGTATGGACAATACGGGTCAAATGATTGGTAGTATGATTGATGCTGCAAGTTTAAAAAACTCACAACAAACTGCAGGTGAAAACATTGGTATAAAAGGTCTATACGAGGTTGCCATTGATAAATCTACCGGTAAGTTGAATACCTTTAGTCAAATGGTAGAAAATGTCGGTAAGGGTATTCAAAATTCGATTTATACCGTATTAGAACAACAATCATCTTTACATTCTGAAATTAATACCAAACTTGGTATGACTAATCAACTTTCTGAAGATTTCAGAGGTGAGATTACGGACGCATATCCAAATGCAGTTAGATTGGGGTATTCATTTAGTGAATTAGAACAAACAATGGTTCGACTAATTGATAACGCCGGAACATTTAGACTTGTTAATAGCGAGACTATTAATAGTATGACTGAAACGGGTAAAGTCTTTTTTAATAGATTAGACGACACCGCTGACGCAGTGAAAGCGTTTCAAGATGTTTCATTAGGTGCAAATGATGCGATGAAAGCAATTGCACAAGCCGGTAAAGGTTCATTAGAACTCGGTTTAAATTCAAAAACAACTACAGCAACTTTAGTTCAGAATATTGACAAATTAAATCAATTCGGATTTAAAAACGGTGTTCAAGGACTTAATAGTATGGTTCAAAAAGCACAACAGTTAAAGATGGATATGCAAAGTGTTTATACACTTGCGGAAAAAGTTATGGACCCTGAAAACGCATTATCAATGGCTGCGGGCCTTCAAGCTATTGGTGGTGCAATGGGTAGTTTCAGTGACCCAATTAAAATGATGTATGATTCAACAAATAACGTTGAAGATTTACAAGACGCATTAATCGGTGCTGCAGAATCGTTAGCAACATATAATAGTGAACAAGGAAGATTTGAAGTAACAGGTGCTAATTTAAGAAAAGCACAGGCGATGGCTAAAGAGTTGGGTATTTCATATTCAGAATTAACAAAACTTTCAGTACAAGCGGCTCAAAGGTCATCAGCAGCCGCAGATTTAATGGCCGCTGGTTTAACATTTAATAATGATGAAGATAAAGAGTTCTTAACCAATCTTGCACAAATGAAAGATGGTAAGATGGTTATTGAGGTTCCGAAAAACTTACAAGAAGCAATGGGCGGAACAACTGTAGCGTTGGAATCACTATCGGAAAAACAAAAAGAAACATTATTAACATATAGAGAACAATTTAAAAAGATGTCAATGGAAGACATCGCAACACAACAAGTTGGATTGGTTGAAAATATCAATAGAGATGTAAACTTTATCGCCGCTGCTGCGAGACTTCAAATGGGGAAGAGTGGTAAAGCGGTGGTAGATGCATTAGGTTTCGACCCAATGGAAGTTGCAAAAAAATCAAGAGAAGCAAGTAAAGCAGCGGCTGAAGGAATTAATAGTTTAGGTAATGCAGTTACAAGTACGATTAATGACGTTACAAATGTGGAAGGTAGAAAAAAAGCACAAAGTCAAACTGAACCACAAAAAACTATTCCCGTTGCTGAAGCGGAAAGAAAGGCTAAAGAAGAGGCTGAAAAGGCTAAGACACAAACATCGAACAACCAATCAGGACAAAAAAATGTAAATCTTAAAGTTACTACTGATGTTAGTGGAGATGAATTTACAAGACTCATTATGAAAAATCCTGATATGGCTAGTAAATTTTTCGATTCTTGGGATTCATACACTTCATTACCCCAATAAATTTTTAACATAACACCTATTTATAGGTAAAGGAAAACATAATGCCAAGCTACGTAGATTTTGATTCAACCAAAAGATTTAGGGATTACATATTAGGTAAGAATTTATCTGTTCCAAATGGTCCACAAACCTTTAATGCGGGTTCATACACCATTCAAAATCTAAGCGACTCACCTGTCCCTAATTTAGGGGATGTT